ATGGCTGATGATCTTTTGAACCGCAGTACACAGGATCGGGCTCGCATCAATGTCAGCGAAGACTGGGAGGTCCATTACTGGACACAAAAATTCGGCGTAACCGAGCAACAGCTCCGAGAAGCTGTGAAGGCCGTAGGCAATAGCACAGAAAACGTTCGGAAAAAGCTTGGTAAATAACATGTCCGGGAGGCGCCGTGTATGAGGTTGCGGTGGACGGTGAAGCCAGCGTGCTGCAATGCGAGGTAACTGATCTGGTGGATGAGCAGCCTCGGCCCGGCACCTGGTCGAGCGATTGGGACGCCCAAGGCTACCGGGAGCTGGAGTTTCGCGTCATATCCGGCCTGTGGCTCGATCCAGACGGAGGCCCACATGACCTTGGCAGGAACGGCTGCGCAGAGATGGCCGATCGCTACGCCGAGTTCATCGAAGAGGAACTATGGCACCAGATCGACGCCGAGCGGGCCGCCTGAATGGTCATGTTCGAGCGCCCATAACCTGGCTGCCTCCGCAAGTTCCAGCATGTCTACCAGTTCACCTTCATCGATTTCCCGCCGTCGGCGCGCGGCATACGCCATCTCGCTAAGTACGGCTGCGCGCCCATCAGGATCCGCTACCAGGGCAACCTGATCATCCAGCTCGGCCAGCCAGCCCTGCGGCAGCTTAGTTGCCATAATTACCCACCGCTCGGCACCACCATGACTGGGCGTAAAGAGCGCCGTCGATTTCCTCAACCCCGGTGATATTTAGGCCGAGCTGGGCCATGCCATTGAGCTTGGCGTCGTGCAGCCGAGGGATTATGTCGGGACCGGGCGACGGGTTAAACACCCAGGCCTGGGTCGAAACCCGGCCCAAAGGCTCACTGTGGTGGTCACCGATGTGGATGTCGGCCCGCATTGGCTGGACCTTCCTAAGCTGATCGGAGGGGATGGCCACGCCCTTCACGCGGCGGCGAAGTAGGAGGAAGTACACGCTGCACCCAATACTGTATATCGATACAGTATCGTATCCACCAAGGCAGCATCTGGGCAACTGCCGGGCAGCGGGTCGGCTTCATCCCATCGATCACCGCCTCACAGGCCAGCCCGGCTATTCGGCTTCGCTCAAGCGCTGCCGCGCAGCTTCCCGCCATTCGGTCAGCCTCTTCAAGCAATCCCCCGAGCACCACGACGGCAGAGGTTCCTGCCTGGCGCTGCTGGGCAGCAATGGCACTGCAGGTGGCTCTGTGGCCATCCAGCAGTCTGGCGATTTCCCCGCGCAGCCCACCAGCAGCAGACTCAGCAGCAGCGGCCCGGCCTTGAGCCAGTTCCAGTTGTTGTCGTGCACTCTCACCCTCCTTGTCCGCCACGGCCTGGCGGCGCTGTTCTTCAGTTCTGGCCTGGGCCGCGGCGCGCCGGTCACGCTCAGCCACCTGCAGGCGGTGGGCATCCTGGCCTCGCAGCGTGAACGTGCCCGCAGCGAAGTTGATTTCCAGCAGCGGCAGACCTTGGGCGTTCAGCGCAGCAGATCGAATCGTCAAGCTGGCAAGCCCAGTCGAGGAATATCGGCCGGTAACGCATGATCTTGGCCTGGCCAACCTTCACCCCACGGCAGTCGACGAAACGCGGATCCTCCCAGAGTGCCTCTGGAGTGCTAGGCCCATCGAATTCCAACGTGGCCCTGTCGGTCATCACCAGTGCGCCGCGCTTCCAGTGGGTGCCCAGCTTTTGCAACTTGGCGCCAGCAAGAAAGGTGGCGTCGAAATTAGCGCCTGGAACATGAATTCCCGACCGCTCGTCCAAGTAGACGCCCGCGACGAACTCGGACTTGGCGATAGCGACATGATCGTCATCGACTTTCTTGCGCTTGCTGGTGAGCTCGCGGTGCGCCTTCGTCGCCGGGTGCAGTGGGTTGGCCAGCTTGTCGCTGTGCATCATCAAAGGCGAGGTGCCTTTGATGCTCAGGGTTAGCAGCTCCATGCTCATTTCACCGCCCTCCGCGCCATGTACTCGAATCGACCACGAAGGTTCACCACTGCCGCCATCAAGAAATCGAACATGTCCGGTGTCGATACGGGAATATCGCCTGGTGACATGACCATCCCCTTGATGAGATCGCGCGTCGAAAGCACACAGGCATCGTCAGGCACCTCCTGGACTTGCTGCCCGCCCTTGTGATCGAACGAGACCAGATAGCGCTTCTGTGGTCCGCCAACGATCTGGACCTGATCGCGTCTCGGCAAAAACTCACCCTCAACCACCGCATAGGCGGCAATGAAGTTTCGAGCGCCATCCAGGTGCTCGGCCGGGATATCTGCGGCAGACCGGACCCCGAACGCCGCATGTACCTGAGACCAAATCTTGGCCGTCGCGCGCCTCTGAATGGGAACAGGCAGCGCCGTTACCTTGCCCTTAACAATTGCGCCGAGCATGTGAAATCCATCAGTGCCAATGGTCTGACCGAGGAGGGTCATTGATTGGTTTGTCTCCCGATGATTCACTGCGCGACCTTGATTCCAGTAGGACCACAGTGCGTCGTCGCATTCATTCTGGTAGTCGATCACGCCATCACGCAGTTCGGGTCGCACCTTGCTTGCATGAATCGACATCAACCAGCCCGCGAGCTTACGAAGAGGGAGACATGCCATTTCGTATTGCTTACCGTCGGCACCAGTTGTGGTGATCATCACCATAATTGCATTGAACCGGCTGCCTTGAAGCTTTGCATGCTGGCTCTTCCAATCCAGCCCCATGCCTTCGACCACTGGTTTCATTGGGATGAATGGTTGGCCGTCACGCTCAACGAGCAGAAGCTTTGCTGAGCGGAATGGGATGACACTGGATACAGCTTTGCTATTATCGCCCATGACGATTTCTTCTCCGAAGTTGATCTCGTTTCCCGAAGCCCTGACGACTCTCACCTCGTCGGGGCTTCTTCGTTTCAGGCTGCAGCCTGCTCTCGCCGCTTTTTCTCTTCCAACAATGCGAATACCACTTCCGCCGTCTGCGAGCGGCAGTTCCTCTGTGCCTCGGCTTCCACCCATTGCTTGAGCTCCTCTGGAAGTCTCACTTTCATTTGTGGGTCTGTACGCATACCTGCATTCTCGCGGGATCACCGTGATCCCATTCAATAGCACCACGGTGGTCCCATTGCTGTCAACACCACCGTGGTCCATTATCCGCTCCATGAGTAGAGAAGATTCCCAATTCAAGTTGCGCCTGCCCGCCGATCTACGGGAGCAAATTGAGCAAGCAGCTCAAGAATCTAAGCGTTCTCTGAATGCTGAAATCGTTGCTCGCCTGGAAGAAAGCCACTTCCGTACCGGCCAGGTTGATGCCATCCCCAGCGCTAAAAAAGCTCGGGAGATGGCGGCGCAGTCTCGAAAGCGCACGGCGATCGAGATCCGTAAAGAGGTTCTTTCAGAACTTCAAATTGCCATCAACAAGGGCGCCACAATGGCCCAAGTCGACCTCCGAGATATGGGGCTCGATGAAATGAGCGATGCGGAGCACGAGGAGACCACCGGCGACGTATGCAGGGAGCTGGAAGCTGCCGGATATACCCTTGATTGGGATGGCCCAGATCACTTGTCCGTTATTTTTGAACGGTAGTAGCACCCCAAGCCCGGCCAAGAGCGGACCGGACGATCGGTTGCAACCACTACAAGGAGTTCCACATGCTTGACGTACTAGTCAAAATTTTCAGTTCGCTATGGCAAATCTGGTCATCTCTATCCGACCAACAAAAAGACAGCATCTGCAAAACCTTCACCGATCTCTTTGAGGACCTATTTCGGGCGTACTACAAAGCGAATTCAGGAGGTGCACAATGAAATCGTTAGTCGAGATCCTGCGTCAAAACTCTGAGTCCGGATCGATAGCCAGCACTACAAAGACAGAGATGGGACTCGCAACGGTCGCTGTCCTCGGATCGGTGCTAGGTAAGTCCAAAGCGACTCAATTTGCCGACGATGCGTCCGACCTAATCACAAGCGATGATTTCCTGAACGAACTCGAATCTGAGCTTGGTCTGCCCCAGAAAGGCGAATCAGAAGACGAGTTTGTAGCTCGAGCGAAAGCGAGCATGTTCGAGATGCTGAAAGCCAAGCTCAAGTAACCAGACCACAACCCCGACCAAGCGGTACTCGGCCCCAACCTAGGAGCAATGTCGTTATGAGAGATGTGGCCGATTTAGAGCCTAACCCTGAAAAGCCTGGCTGGTACCGTGGCCTTGTCGTTGTCAACATAGCCACTGGCGACGTCCACGGCATCTACCGAGAGCCACTTGAAGCATACCAAGTGGCGAAGCGCCTCGGCCCGGAGTTCCAGGCACTCGGAGGTGGCTATTGCCCTGCAGCTGATCTGTTCGAGTACTTTGAATCACCGATTAAAAGATAATTTCACTCATGACGCGATCTGAAGCCAGTACAGGTGGTATGCAGCCATTTTGAGCGTCAGACACAAAAAGCCCAGCGCGGGGCTGGGCTTGTAGATTACTCGACCAAGCCGGTAACCATTATTTTGACTGGAGTAAGCTTTTTCGCTTTGCCTTTCGGCTCATAGATGACGATCACGTCGGCCCTAAGCTTAAATTTTCCAGCCACATCCTTAGGGTCAATGTCTTCGGCAAGCTCGATAGGGATTCGACGGTCAACAACGCCTGGAATAAGGCCGCCCCACCCAGTAGTTTTGCTATCTAAGTTTGTAGCTCGGATATGAAGGTCCACGTCCGGAAGTCGGTCCTCAATCTGGTCCCTGACGACATCGACGCTTGAAGGCGCTACCTGAACCGTCTCCTTGGGGATGACGATCTGCTCGTTCCCATCGAAAACAACCTGAGACTCTTTGTCTGTACGAGCAGGCGCCATGAATCTCACGCTGTCCTTGGCAAGCGCCTTCTTATCCCGGATGGCTGCGTGAACCACTGCAGTGAATTGCTCCGGTGTCATGTTGACCTCGCCGGCACCGATGTTGATGACCACGTTGTTGTTAGCCTGAATCGTGGCGGCGGCTTCCGGGCTGTTTACGATCTTCGCTGCTGCGAATAGGCCGTACCCTACCATTCCCGCGATTACGGCTGTCAGAAGCGTGTTTCGCACCACGGGATGCTCCTTGAGTTTTTCCCTAATCGAGCCGAGAAACTTCTCCAGCTCCTCCTCATCCTTGAAAAACAGCTTGAGCAGATACTTCGCATCCAAGCTGCCAGAGTGCAACTCTTCGACGAAAACTTCAATGTGGTCAATTTCTGCGCCGGTGAGAGCGGAAAGGACCTGCGGGCTTTGCTTGATGATCCTCTCGAAGGCAAGCAACGAGGTAACCACATCAGCGATAGGAATCTCGTTCTTTGTTGAGAAGTAAATCTCGTGGCTTGCTTCAAGCACCAACCCAGTCATCAACCCGGCTCCATGGTAAAAGGCGGCAGCATGGTAAAGGGTTGCCAACACCAATGCCACCATTCCGATGGCACCTGCTGGGTTGATGCGGATGAATGGTCACCCTGTCTACCCCTCCACCCTGGACGGAAAACCAGTAACCCGCCCAACCACCGCTGTAGTAGCGTTTGGCCTTCAAGACGATTAGAGATATTTGGAGGCAGAAGTGAAGATGCTCAAGAGAGCAGTCCAGTTGATCCGAAACGAAAGCAAGCGGCCTTGGTCGGAGGTCAGTAGCTGGGCCCTGGCTCCAATTGGCGGCGCAAGCAAATTTATCGCATGGGCTCTAACACTGGCTGTGTTGGGTGTAATGCCGGGCCTGATCCAAGCTACAAACGAGGTTGGCATCACCACTCTAGGTGTCGGAGCATACAGCGTAGTTGGTTTGATGGTATTGACCGCCGGCCACTTCAGGACTGTGGCCAAACGCTGCTTCGAGCTGCTCTACCAACGCCATTACAGATAATCCACTGACCGAATAACCAGCTTGGAAATGTAGCAGACACGCAAGAGCAAAAGCCCGGCGCAGGGCTGGGCTTAAGTTACTTGGCTATGATTAGGTCGATGTATCGTTCTCGGCCATCCCGCTTGGCTACAGGTGGAAGATCCATTCCGATCTGGTCCCGATGCGCACCTAGACTCGAAGTTCTCTCCGCATCGGATGCGATTTTAGTCAGACAACTTGCAAGCAATTTCATAGCGTGCTGAGGGAATGGGTTCTTCTCGTTCGTGCACCCAATTGACGTATAGAGCTGAGTAGCCTCGCGACCAAAGAAACGGCCTATCTTAAGCACTTCTCCATATTCGACGATGCTGTAGCGCTCATTTTCAAACGGGACTCCATCGGAGTGAAATACCGGACTGCCATTGAATGTGTAAGCCTTAACGTTTGCCCGATTGAGCGAAACGTGGATCGCGATCGCACCTCCAAGAGAATGGCCTACCACAGTTATTTCTTTTGGGGAGTACGAAGCTAGAACCTGATCGTAAACGGTCAGGGCATACTCGTTCTGCCCTTGGAAGAATGGGTTATTTCCCGCTTCAAAATCTGCCAATGAATCTGTACCGCGGAACGCGAGAATATAGTTTTCCTTGTCATTCTCCTTATAGAGAGATGCAAAGAAATCGATCTTCCGCTCCTCAAAATCTCTGATCAAATGATAACGGGCTGAGACGTCAAACTCTGGTTGCTCCTTGTAGACGTTGAAGGCTAGCTGTGCTGGTAGCCACGAGTGGCCAGCCAATTCCCGAATCTGATCAGACCAACCAGATGGGTGCTTACGACCAGTCAACGATACTTGCTGGGTGTCTACGCACCCGAATAGGGTAGCCATGGTGATCAATAGCCCGCTACCGACCAAAAATTTGAACATTGTCCTGCCCCTCCCTGAACAAAGTGCCATCTTTACTGACAATGAGCCTTGTATGCTAGCTGTCCGCCCATCCACCTTGGACGGAAAGCCAGTGAAGCACTGCCTAGGCTCTAGGCTCGGGACTCGAGGCTTCCTGCATTCGGCCCAGAATCTCCTCGTATCTTTTTGTCGAAACACCCTGGTTGCGCGCCAGCTTTTCGAGACTCGGCTCAATATACCGAAGATAAAGCCGGCATTTCTTCTCATTGAATGTATCCACGGTAGCATGGACATCCTCTGCTAGGGCAGCCGAATCTCGAAGACAACGCGCAAAGTGCTCACGTTGACCTATCAGGAAATCCAACAGAGCAGCCACCTCAGGCAACTCGGCAGAGAAACGATGCCTCACATCTCTGATCAGGGTCTCGTTTTCCCTATTGAGCTTGTGCCATTCCGATCGGGCTTGCTCCGCCTTTGTCACGATGCTTTGCCGCAGGGCAAAGAGCTCGGCCATTTTTGTTCTCCTGAGCGCCCACCAAGCTAGGAGGCTCAATAGAGCGATCAGCAATGTGATCACGTCGACCAGTGACACCTTCCCTGTTTCCATGCGCCTGATCCTAGAGAGAAAGATCTAGGATATCCGAACTACCATCCACAGTCTGGGCTGGATGGAAAGCCAGTACGTGGCCTGGGCGCTGGCGTAGTAGCGTTATGCCTCCAAAGGAATGAAGGAATCATTAAGTGAGCCATTACGCAGTGCCTGAAGGACGAAGGTATGTACAAATCCGATTCATGCATTCAGATGGGGAGGTAACCGATTTCCCTCCCGGCCGACCTGTTGTGGTTGCCGCTCTGCGACACGATCCCGATCATGGCAAAGGCCCGAGGGAGATCACTGGATTCCGATCTGTCTATGCTTTAGTTGACACGGGTGCGGACAACAATTACGCCACCCCCCAGCTACTTGCCGAAGCCGGGTGCCCTCAACTAGGTTTTACGAAGATACGCAGTGCGAATGGCTGGACAGATGCGACACACCATCTAGCTCATGTTTTTTTCCCTGAAATCGGATATCAGTATGAGACGGATATATTTTCCGCACCGCTGGTGGATGACCCCAGCAGTGGTCAAAGCCTGATTATCGGGGTTCTGGTCTTAAAAACAGGTAGGCTGGTTATGGACTTTCAGAGCAGCATTTTCAGGCTCTATGTCAACTGAGCCTACTCTCGCCCAAGCCTCATGGGTAACACGTGCATGCGAAATCCTGGGTGGTTCTGTGCTAGTCAGCTGTTGCTTTGGCAACCCAGCCATGCCTAACTCTGTTGTGATAGAGGTAGCTTGAGACAGTCTTTTCATTTTTAGTCGGCATCCTAATGACGCTACCTAAAGCGCGCCCGGTCGAACCATGGGCCGTCCGACACGATGATTTCTGATGGCCTGCCCTACTTTGCCGCCTCGGCCATTACTGCCAGCGCCTCGTTCTCCATGAGGCGGAGATCATGAAAGGCTTCCGACAACTCGCGTCGCTTCAGGCCAAGCATCTTGGCGGTCCCGGGGATAGCGGCGTAATCGAGCCCTGACGGCCCGCCCGGCCCCAAGCGCCATTGGGTGCCCAGCGCTTCAAATAGACAGAAGGCCGGCCATATATCTGGCCAGACCTCTACATCCTCGGTTTCAATGTCGTCCAGGGTGAGCCCCAGAAACGCTAGCTGCTCGGCGGAGGGACATTGCTCATACAAGGCCCGCGCCGCCGCCTTCAGTTTCCCAGGCGGGCCGGATTGTATGCTTCCTGGTAGGCGTCCAGAACGGCTTGCGGCGCACCGACGCAAGTGGTCACCAGGTCACGGATGGCTTCGTCGGTGAACTTGTCGTCGAAGCCCCAGCCGACAGTGACAGCCTTGATCTGCTCGGCCTGCAACTGGATTTGACCGGCGGTGAACTGCTCTAGGCTTGCGCTTTCAGCCTTGGTCTTCTCGGCGTTGGCTTCGGACGCTTGGTTCCAGCCGTCGTAGAGCTTGGCCAGCGCGGTGCGGTCGAGGTAGCGGAAGGTGAACTCCACCGGCACCGGCTCTTCCCCAACGCGCGGAATCTTCACCTCAGCGGTGAACGTGGGATTCTGCGCAATCTTGATCTTCGCCATGAGGACTCCTTACGCGCCGGCCAGGTAACGAAGCGAGCGTGCCGAAAGGCCGACGCTGATGGTGCGGGTCATCACGTTGTTCCGCTCCATGGTCGGGTCGGGAGTGATGCTGACGTAGCCCGGGTACAGGATCTGGTCACCGTTGCGGAGCTTCATGCGGATCACGGCCAGTTCCTTGGAGGCGTCGTAGCCTTCCACGGCCTCGACGTACGCGGCGGCGGGCTGGTCCTCGACCACAATCGACAAGCTGGTTGGGTTCCGGTTGGTAGGGAACTGCTTGTCGTCGTCATCCTCCAGGTAACCAACGGTCGCATACTGCTGCTCGCCGCCCGAGGAAGTGAACGAGGTGACCTTGGAGATCTGCACCCAGTCAGATACGGGGAGCACCGAACCGACGCCGGCACCAGCGGTGAAGCGCTCCACATTGCTGGTATCCAGGCCTCCTAGGGAGAACGCGTCTGCGGCAACATTGGATGCCTTCGGCCGGTTGCTCTCGACCGTGCCCACTTCCTCGCCAGGCAGCAGGTTGTCAAACACCATACCGGGCGCGAAGTTGAACGACCGTTGCGCCTGCTGCTGGCCAACGCCGGGCAGCACGAAATCGTCAGGCGTGGGCCGCCCACAACGCGCTCGTCCATCCGATCAAAAAGACCGGTGACAAGGTCGTGGTTCTCTTCCAAGGCGCGGATTTGCTCGCGGATGGATTGCAACGCCGGTTGCAGGGCCGCATCGGCGCTGCGCGTCTCGCGTATCGCTTTATGGGTCCGTGAGGGTTTGGCGGCCTCGTAGGCCATGATCACGCTACGCGCGTGCATGCGCTCCAAGGCCTTCTTGGGCGCCCAGGGCGCAATGGCCCGGTCCAGCAGCTCCCCGATCATCCGAACACCGCTAGGGAATGCCCCGAACGGCCCCTGCGGGCCTCGGCCGATACCCGGCGCTCCCACTCCAGTCGGCCTGCGCGAATCTGCGGAAGCTCCGCCATCGTCATTCGTCGGCCGTTGATCTGTACGTCTTTACCACCCTCCAGCAGATCGCGCTCGGCCTGCAGGTAGATATCGACCATGTCCTGCGCAGTTGTTACAGCCATCCGCTGCCTCCTGTATTGATCCAATCGCCGCCGGCGGGTTGGGGTTGGGGTTCCGGCTCAGACGTAGGCGCCGGTGCCGGCAACTCAGCCGGTGACGGCGGCGCCTCCGGCTGGGGCGCGTCGTCTTCGTCGTCTTCCACTTCCCATACCCCGGTGTCGGGGTTCTGGCTGGCCAACAGATCGAGGTCCAAGCCGAACCGCTGCTGACTGATACGCAGCGCGGCCAGGGCATACACGGCGCAATCGAGCGCTTCGTTACGGCGGCCGCCGGCATCCCAGCGCATGACGCGCCGGCCCTTGATCACCGCCCATTTCTTGCGCTCGCTGGTCAGCTGTTGCAGCTCGTTTTCGTCACAAATCAGCTCGTCGGCTGGCAGGTGGATGCAACCAGGCACCGGGCGCGGCCCGTCCGGCTGCAGCTTCAAGCGGCTGTAAATCAGCTCCTTGGCGTTGTCCGTGCCGACCTCGGTCACGTAGACCTTGCTGCGCTTGTCTTTCTTGCGCGGGAAGTTGGCAATGGGCTTGCCGTAGGTGCTGGCCCCGAAAATCGGGATCACCCACTGCACGCCATGCTTGCGGCTCTCCGCGCGCACCTCGTCGGAGTAGTGGCCGCCCGAGTCCCAACACTAGCGCTCCACGCGCATGACCGTGCCGTCAGCACGCTTGAAATGACGGTGAATCTCACGCCCCACTTTGCGCCGCAGCTCGATGCTGGCCGGGTCGCCAGTGAGAATAAACCGGTGCACCAACCAGGCTTCCTCGCCCGGGCCGTAAGCCCAAACCCGGCCCTCGTAGCGGTCGTCTTGGGTGTCGATCCCACCGAACAAAGCCACCGCCCTGGCGGGCACTTCGCCAAACACCTCGCGGCGGTCGCGCAGCTGCTCCCAGTCGAGTTTTTCGCCCTGGTCTTCCTCCCACACCTCCCCGAGGGTGGTGTTGACGAAGGTTTTCAGCTTGCCTTGGTCCTTGCCGACCTTCACAAAATCGGTGGCGATATCCACCACCGAACGAACGTCGTAGAACGACTCTCGGCCGATCTTCTGGACCGGCTCGCCCCCCATTTGTCAAAGGCTTGAACCGAAATCCCGAGGCTTTCGGCCATGCGTTTTTTGTTCAGCCAATACGGCTGTCGGGTAATCGTTGGATTTGTCATGGACTAAACAACAACCAACCTCCGAATTTGGGTCATACATAGCGAAAAGGCGGGGCCCGAATTACCCCCTATGCCGGGCGGGTCCGGGAGGACCCGTTGCCGGGGGGCGCCTCCGAGGCTCCGGGGGCCTCTGCCGCGCCTCGAGTGCCCTCACTTCGCGGAAAGGATCGCCTCGCGTAGGGCATTGGCCAGCTCGTCCTGCCCGTGCGCCTTGGCTATGTTCTCGCCGATCTTGAAGAACGGAAAAATAACGCGGTACTGCGGCGCACCATTGGTGTAGAGGAACACCGGGACAACGTGCTTATGCGGCTTGCGCTCCCAAACGCCGGCGTCCACGCCGATCGTGCCGACGAAATAGCGCTCAGCGTTACCCTTGCGCCGACTGCGCTTACTGCCCGTGGCATTGGCCTGATAGCCGCGCCAACCCTCGGCAGCACCAAGGCCTGACAGGATGCGAGTCATCACGCCACGCGAGACGTTGCCGTACTGGTTCAACAACCCAGGATTGGGCAGCGCGTACTGCCCGGCCTTCATCAGGCCTTGGGCAATCAGCGATTTCTCAAACCTCTTTTGCGGCCGCATCCCGCCCTGCACCGCCTACTGTAGGTAAGTGTCAGCAGGTATGCCCGTGGTCCATTGGTCCTTGAACCAGACTTTCGCAGCGCGACTCTTGGTCGCTGACTGGGCAAACAGGCTACGCATGGTGGTAGGGGTGGGCCGATCCAGGCGCTTACCCATGACCGCGGCAATACCAGGCTTGATGCGATTGGTGGCCAGACGCGTATGCGCGAGCACCAGGGCAGACCAGCCATACTAAGCAGCACCAACAGCCACAAGGGCACATCAGCGAGCGCCTGATGCTCGTTGTTCATCTGCAATCCTCAATTTGGGTCGGCTCATCACTGCCATCCGCTGGAAGCGAGGAGCAGACGTAGGGCCGAAAACGAAAAAACCCCGCACGATGGCAGGGTTTGTAAATAGTCATAAAAAACCCAGCACAGTGGCCGGGTTCTTAAAAGCGTCGCGCTGTGTTCACAGCAACACATACTGCTATAAAATCAGATCTATTCCGTGCGGAAAAGCCCTATTTTTCTTTCTATGCAAAATCGCGCCAATTGCTCAGTTTAGCCCCTCGGGCTGCACAGCGGCACGGCCGATCAGCTTCGGCATCACAACTATATAAATTTAATTATCTACTAGAACCACCGCAAAAGGATAGCAGCGATTTAACTAAGTCTTAAGCCAACAGACCCAGAGCCACTAAGACTTTAATAAATTCATCAACATACTTTAATATTTGTGTTGTTTTTTCTATCGTAGAGGTAGCATCCGCCATCTCGCGCCGAGCTTTTGCCATTTGTTGCGTTAGGGCGGTTAAGTCTTGGACCGCCTGAACAATTGTGTCTTGATTGTCGATTTCCTTTAAATTTAAGATCATCAGCCTTTGAAGTTTTTTTATGAGTTTTTTGTATTCCTCAAGTAATTGCTCCCGAGCCTCGCCAGTTGCAGCCAGGGCTTGAGACCTTACGACTGCTAGAGCGCTACCTACTTCATCAGTTGCACTTACCAAAATATCGGACGGCGTTAATGTGTTAGTCATGGTCTGCTCCGGACACAGCGTTTAATTTCGCGACATTCAAATTTAGCCTGCCTCTGCCTCTGCTTCTGCAGCCTCTTCTTCCACTTCTGCCTTTGCCTTTTCCTCTTCCTGAATCTGAGTCCTGGCGTTTTTATAAGCATCGTATGCAGCTTTGGCCTTTTCCGAGAAATCCTCAACAGCAGTTTTTACAGCTTCGTACTGAAGCTTGGGGTCCGACAGTGCTTCTGCTAATTGATGGTGCGCTTCGGCCATGGATTTAAAAACAGGCGTCGGACTTGTAGTGTATAGAGTTAGGTAGCGTTCTCTCGCTGCACGCGACGTTTCATAGGCGGCGGCTAAAGCCGTACCTTGCAGGGCCCCACCCGCATTGAAGGACTCCAAGTATTCTGTACCCGCATCCTGCAACTCCATAGCTGTCATCGGCATGGCTACATTTGACAAAATCATCGCTGTACGAGTGACGACGGGGTCTGCAGCTCTGGCAATGGAGGCCAGTGCTCTGGCCCGCCGATATTCAAGAGTGGTAGTTAAAGCTGAACCTATCAGATCACTGATGGGAGATATTGTTGCCGTATATGGCGACTTCTTGCCATCTAAATTATCAATGCTTTCCCCAAGCTTTTGAATCTGAGACTTAGCTTTTACTAGGGAGCTCTGCAAGGCTTCCTGGTCTTCGGCCCCAGCAATTGCCGTTAGCTCAACTGCGTAAGCTCTCAGAGCTGGAACCAGCTTTAATGATTGAGTCAATACGACTTCACTATTGCGAATCGCTTCTGTGTTCAACACTCCACGCTCCACAATCCCTATGCGGCAGTTGATTTCTTCTTCTTTCGCAAGCTCAGTTAAATCATAAAAAGCGAGCTCACCATTTTTTACGGCGTTAGTCGCCCCAGGACATGGTGGCGGATTTCCGCGCGTTGACTCTGACATCGAGCGATATTTGGCCCAATCTGCCAGACATTGGGTGTCTCTAGGCAGTTGCGAGGTCACAATATCGTTACATTTATCCGAAACACCCAATGACACTCCTTGTTCGGAGAACCTTTCCTGCTCTAACAACTTATGTCTTACAAGTGTTCTCTCGTGGAGACCTGTGAAGGCGGCCGCGGATTCGTCAACAGCTTTACTGAATGCGGATATCTCATCTTTGTAGATAGTGGGCGTGCAGGCTGCGATAGGAGCAACTAGTATCGTCACAGTAAAGAGCGTGCGCAAACGCGTGCTGGGCATTTATTATATCTCCAAACAAGTTAATTAAACTTCCAATTTTTTGCGCGGCGCTTTGGCATCTGTGTCGTTACCCTCATATCAATAAAGTAGCAGCCCAAAAGGGGCAGACAAGTTTACGACAATTCTTATTTATAATTATCTCCCGACGACTAATAGCCAATCGCTATTAGACCACTTCAGTCGCAAGCTGCTCAGCAGAAATTAAAAAGCAAGGTCCTGAGCTATTGCTGAGGGAAGCCAACTGAGCCAGCCTGTGAGTTACGCAAACTTTCCTAGACCTGCACTGGCCAACCGTTTCCCTACGACTTAACCAGCACATGCTCGTGGTATCCTGCAGCGCCCCATCAACGACGAATGTCTATGCGCATAGCCTCTAACGTTTTTACTTCAACTGACCAGCCAGCAGGAGTGAAAGAGTATGTTCACATCCATGCAATTCGCACTTCATGCCACTTCGCGCATGGCACTTACAGCGCAATCGATCCAGGCTGCCCCTGCCCTGGCTAACTCCCTGGCTTTTCCCTCGCTGATCCCGAAGTGCTAACCAACCCGAAGCATGGGCCATTTAGCACCGTAGTACAGCCAGACAATGTCGCCTATTTGCAGATCCCGATGCGCGAGCCTGGCCACTGCGTTATCGATCGCAAGCGCCCAGTCGTCAGTGATGCTGTAGTTTCGACTGGCAGATACCTGCGGTGCCGCCTGATGCATCAGAGCCAGCGTGGGCGACACGCAATTAGGAACCCCCGCTCCATCCATCCGCCACCACCCCCAGGCGGTCATAGCACCGCTCGCCCATGGCGTGGCGCAGCTGGCTGGCCTCCAGGTTGGAAATCACCACCGTGGGGCGCATCTGCTCGTAGCGCCCGTTGATGATCGAGAACAGAGTGGTCAGCTCGAATTCGCTCGGCTGCTCCTTGCTCACCCCGACCTCGTCCAGCACCAGCAGCGAAGGTTCGATCAGGCTGGACAGGATGTCGGCCTCGGACTGTTCGCTGTGGCGGTCGTAGGTCGCCCGGATGGACTGCAGAATCGCGCCCACCGTGCGGTAGACGGCGGTGGCCGAGGTATTGCGCATCAGCTCGGTGGCCATGCCGGCACCCAGATGAGTCTTGCCAGTGCCGACCTTGCCCAGCAGCATCAGGCAGCGGCCAGTGCGCTCGATCTCCGAGAACGCCGCCACGTAGCGAGTACAGTAGGCAAGGGCCTTGCGCTGCCCTTCGTGCTCGACGCGGTAGTTGGCCAGGGTGCGGTCGGCGAAGCGCTTCGGGATCATCGCCGAACCCAGCTTACGGGTCATGGCCTCGCGCTTCAGTCGGGTTTCCTCGGCCTGCTGCTTGGCCTGGCGCTCGGCAACGGCCGCTTTCTCGCACACAGGGCAGCGCCCGACGATTTCGCGCCCCATCAGCATGGTTACAGCTACCGGACGGCGATGCGGTTTGTAGATGCGATGGAGGCAGGCGCAGCGAACACTGGTATAGAGTCATGAGAGCTGAGTCCCTGCACTAAGGAACCGCTATAGAGCGTCCCGACTATTTCCCCTGACTTGCCGTAGTGTTAGAGCTATGCTTGGAATCGGTTTCAATGTAGGAAATACCGGCATGTACCCCGATAGTTACGAGCAAGAAGAACATGACAACACAAAACCAAACTGACCATTTTTTGGTCGACTTGTAGGCAGGCTCGCCCAATTTTACGGTCTCCCACTCGGCCTTCAAAATGCCTCTGGACATATTTGTTATTTCACTAGTCGCGCCGTGAATCTGCTCCTTGATAACACCAAGTTTCTGTATATCTGCTTCTTCTTTTAGCTCGCCAAGCTTCGCCCTGCAATAATCAAATTTGTTTTCTATCCTGCTGAAACTTAAATCATCAGGCTTAAAATGAAGACATACCTTAGAATATGCATGATAGACCTCTTGAGTAAGTGCGTTAGCTCGCTCAAGTCCATCTTTGAAAGCTTCACGGTGAAAATCCGCTAAGGATTTTTTCACCTCCTTCTCAGCCCCATCTAAAGCGGCGTACTCCCTGGTCAATCTTTCATGACTAGAACTTAACTTTCTTGCACCAACAACCGTAGTCGCCTGTGCATTTATCTTCGCAATAAGCTCTGCTAGAGCGCCACGTACCGACTCAGTCCAAGCCTGACGATAATCAGTAGTTTTACTTTCCTTTTCATTCACTAGCTTAACAATACTAAGCGCAGCGGTGATAAACCCTGCCAACGCTGTTAGAAAAGCGGTTAGTAGTATTTTATCCATGACATACCTTATCTAAATTGGTCCAAATTTCATTTCACTGGCCCAGCCGGGCGAGTCGACGCCGCAAAGTCCGCTGTAACATAGAAATTACCATCACTCAATATTTCGCTTCCCTAATATTTTTGGAAGCAGCTTAAGCACTTCAGCGGAGCTGCGGCTTTCTATCTTTTGCTTTTCTAGCTCCACTGTACTCTGACCTGCTGACAATATATGATTACGCTCTACTGCCAGCAACGCCCTGCTAGCATCTCGAACTGCCTGTTCATCCTTAGCCAATATCGAAGAGACCACTCCCAAATACTTGGCCTCCAAATTCGTTAGCTCATTTTGAAAATACTTAATTTCTGCAAATCCAGCCTTATAAAGACGCAAGAAAAACAGAGCGAATACTTGAACGAACAAAGCCAGAGAAAGCTTTGGAACAAACATCAAAATCAGGATCGCAATATCAACTTCGCCGCTAGGAAAACCAGTCTATAGTTCTCTGGGCGAACAGTATTCATCGCCATTGATAGCAAAATCCCCAGAGCCGCTACAGTTGTAACTACTCCAAACACAAGATTAGCAGTTCCTCGACGACCTAGAGCCGCAACCTCTGAAAGCAGTCGTGCCCTAGCCTTAAAATATGCGTCATCGATAGGTGCTAATGCTCTTTTGGTCCTAGGTATTTCATCTGCTTGATCAGTTAGCTCATCCCATATTTCATCGGACGCCTTCTTTTTTATTTCCTCAACGGTTTCACTAACCAGCTTTTCTCGTTTTTTATAATCAAAACCTTTCACTTTCTCAGCAAGCGACATAAGGTCATTCTCGACCGACATCACACGCTCAATCACATCATTTTCAACACCAGGCTTAACGAGGTCATCCGATTGTTTTTTTGGAAACAACCAGAACGGCTCGCCCTGCACATAAAAATAAAGTACAAAGCCGATTGAAAACAAAAATGAAAAACTTGAGCCGATTACAGAAAATTCGTCTGGAAAAGGAATGACTCCTAGAATCCTGTCATTTCTAGCTGATGCTGAGGAATACAAGAGAACGGATATCAACAAGCTGATTATTAGCACTACTTGATTGCGCCGCTTTCGCTTCGCTAAACTTAGCACCTTATATTCAATTTCTGCCTCGAATAGAGGTAAATCTTTAGGTATCGAGGATTGGGAACTCATAAAACCTCCGCATATAATCTGGGAGATGATACATGATGGCCATAAGCTATGGCAGTGTCTGCAGTGGCATTGAAGCTGCGACCGTAGGTTGGCACCCACTGGGCTGGCGTGCCGAGTGGTACGCCGAGATCGAGCCATTTCCCTGCGCGGTGCTGGCCTACCACTACCCCAAGACACCAAACCACGGCGACATGACCTGCCTGGCGGCCATGGTACTGTCCGGCAAGATCCGGGCACCCGATGTCTTGGTCGGCGGAACACCCTGCCAAGCGTTCAGCGTGGCAGGCATGCGCGAAGGCCTCGCCGATCCCCGCGGCGCCCTCACCATCAAATACATGGAGCTGTTCGATGCAATTAACCATGTTCGAACCATGCGCGGCGAACCCGAGGCCGTCTGCCTCTGGGAAAATGTCCCCGGTGTCCTCTCCGACAAAGGTAACGCGTTTGGCTGCTTCCTCGGCGCCCTGGTGGGCGAATCCGAAGAACTCCAACCGCCAGGGGGCAAATGGAAGGACGCTGGTTGTGTGTATGGACCCACGCGAACAGCCGCATGGCGGGTTCTGGATGCCCAATATTTCGGCCTGGCCCAACGACGCCGCCGTGTGTTCGTTGTCGCAAGTGCTAGAGCAAGGTTCGATCCCCTCGAAGTACTTTTTGAGCGCGAAGGCACTCGCAGGGATAGCCCACCGGGACGGCCGGAGAAGTTCGCACTTCATCCTACTCTCACGGCTCAAGGGGGGGCGCTCTCGATGACCGAGAGGCATATGTACTGGAGCCCAGCGGGGTTCACAGAACAAGCCCTCTCGAATGGGAGAGATGCCAAGGATTCCCTGACAACCACACCCTGATCCCCTATCGCGGCAAGCCCGCAGAGGAATGCCCCGATGGTCCGCGCTACAAGGCGATCGGCAACAGCAAGGCCGTGTTTGTAGTGAGATGGATTGGAAACCGACTACAGCGCCAGATTGAACAGCCGAAGTGACTCATGAAATGGCAGCCTTCAGCGTTCTCGGCCTATTTTTCGGGAGGGGAAAGACAATACGCGAGGAAGCCCGATACCAAGATTATAGGCACCAAGAAGTAGGTGACATAAACGCCGATGTAAGAAACGGTGCACCAGATCAGAATGTAGATAGCCACAGACCAGCAGCACAACACAAAAGACTTTTCGTAGAGCCACTGCCTCATTGCGGCACATCCTCCTTTGTAATGCCACAACAATATCACCTGCTACTTATTCGATCACTCTAAAAACTGGAGCACATTTGTACTCCAATCAGCTGTACCCCCCTCTCCCCTCTATTCACTGCCGCGATATGGCGGCCAAGGGTCAGCTTCGGACGCGCTTCACTGCTCCAGCAGCCATGAGAGCGGCGCCTGGTATCCAGAGGCCTGGCATTGAGGTGCCCAAGCCGACAGCAAGCAGGGCGATACCACAAGCAAACATAGCGTTCTCCTTAACTGAAAGATCCATATCGAAACCCCGCCATTTAAGCACAAGCCGGTCGCAGGAGCGGCCAAGGAAGAAGTCATGCCCGCAGAAAAGCAACTCATCCAGCAGCTGCAGGTCGCTCGCGACGAATACGGCTTCTGGACCCATCCGGCCTGGCCGGACGACGGCGACGAATGCGCACTGCCATTCAGCTGGTTCGGCGACCACGGTCTGGAGTACTGCGTGCTCGAGATGGAGAACGACGGCCCGGAAGAGCTGAATGCGGAATGGCTCGACGCCGGCGGCGACTATGACTGCACGGCTTGGCAGCCGAGCAAGCCGACCGGTGAAGGCTGGTTCATCTTTTCGATCCACGACACCGAAGACGGTCCTGTCTGCGTATGGGTCCGCCACAAGGTGCAGTCATGACCGGCCTGATCGAAGTGAGGGTATCCAACCTGGCCGGCGCGCACCTGGACTGGGCTGTGGCCATGGCTGAGGGGTTCGGTATAGATCCCGAGTGCCGTACAACCGTGTGGCACCCTGGCGGCTTGCCTTGCAGCATCAGTATCCGCGGCGGAGCAGCGGGCTTCGGCTGGAGACCATCCACCAACTGGGCACAGGGCGGCCAACTGATCGACAAGCACAGCGGCACCGCTCAGCACATTCCCGGGCTGCCTGCCGATCTGTGTTACGCCGGTGGCCCGGCCGGCGCAGGAGTCTGGTGCTACGGCCCAACCGCGCTGATCGCATTCTGCCGGGGCCTCGTCAACCACAAGCTCGGCGATACCGTCCAGGTGCCGAAGGAGCTGATGCCGTGATCCCGCATACAGGCTGGCTAAGGCGGCAACTGGAATCCGCGCTCATTCTGCTGGCCGCCTGGATCATCGGCGGTCGCAATGTCACCAGGTCCGGTGTCGTATCGCGCCGAGACAACAACGACATGTACGCCATGGCCGAGAAGCTCGAAGACATCGCTGAGCGCATCGCCGACGGCTACCCGAAGCCATAACCCTTTCCCTACAATTTAAGCCCGCCGACATGCGCGGGCATGGAGAGACTCATGCTCAATTTCTGGCACTCCTGTTCAAGCGCAAGAAGAAGCCGGCACAACGCGCCGCGCTCGGCCCGACCGGGTATGCCCGTGGCCACAGCCCGGCATCTGGCCGGCAAGACCCGATGCTCAACCCGCTCAACCCCATGAGCCCGGTCAGCCCCATGCATCCCATACATCTGGCGGACAGCTACGAGCCGACTCGCTCGAGCAGTTCGTGCGCCAGTCGTGACTACAGCAGCTACGACAGCGGCAGCAGCTACTCGTCGAGCGACAGCAGCAGTTCCAGCGACAGCGGATCCAGCTCCAGCAGCTGCGACTGACCACCAACCTGCCGCCACCGGCGGCGTGGAGACCATCCCATGGAACATGCAAGCGAGTTTCTCGACGAGGAAGAGGTGATCCGCATCACCGGCTACCAGATCCCGAGCAAACAAATCGCCTGGCTGGCCAATAACGGCTGGCAGTACACGCTTACCCGGGCCCGGCGGCCCGTTGTGGGGCGGGTATACGCCCGCCTGCAAATGGCTGGTGTGAAGCCAAACACGACGAATGCAACAACTGAAACCTGGACATTGGACTTATCGCGCGTGGGGTAACGGATGCGCAACCGGAAGGCATCGAACAAGGACCTGCCGCCCAGAATGCTGCGGCGGGTCCGCAAGCTCAAAAGCGGCAAGCTGTGGGTTGGCTACTACTACGACGGGAGGGATGCAGACGGGAAGCGGCAGGAAGTGCCACTGGGGACTGACCTCGCTGAGGCCAAGTTGGAATGGGCCCGCCTGGAGCACAAGGCGAAGCCGAAAGTGATGGCAACGATGGGTGAGCTGTTTGACCGGTACGAGCGGGACATCATCCCGGGCAAGTCGCCACGCACGCAAAAGGACAACAAGTACGAGCTGGAGCGCCTGCGCAAGGCTTTCGCTGACGCGCCGATCGAGGCAGTCAGTCCGCCGGTCATTGCCCAGTACCGGGACGCCCGCAGTGCCAAAACTCGGGCAAACCGGGAGATCGCCCTGCTCTCGCACGTTTTCACCATGGCCATGGAATGGGGTTTTGCCGAGCGCAACCCATGCCTGGCAGTTCGCCGCAACAAGGAGAAGGTACGCGACTTCTACGCGGCCGACGAAATCTGGGATGCGTTATATGCCGAGGGCGACCAGGGCCTCAAGGACGCTATGGATCTCGCCTACCTCGCCGGCCAACGCCCTGCCGACACACTGAAGTTCAGCACCGTCGACCTCGACGAGGACTACCTGTGGGTTGACCAGAACAAGACCGACAAGAAACTGCGCATCCGCAGGCACGTAAATGGTGAACTGACTGGACTTGGCCTGTTCATTGAGGCCTTACTTGAACGTCGCAAGCTGCAGGGCGTGCGTAACTCTCGCCTCATCACCAACGACTCGGGCTTGCGAATGAGCTGGGAAATGCTCAGGAACCGCTTCAGCGAAGCACGCGACAAGGCCGCTCGGAAGCTGACGGCCGATGGCAACGCTGATCTGGCCGCTAAAGTTCGGCAGTTCCAGTTCCGCGATATTCGGCCGAAGGCAGCGTCGGAGATTGAGGACATCAGCCACGCCAGTCGGCTGCTTGGGCACTCCAAAGAGGAAATCACCAAGCGCGTTTATCGCCGCGTCGGCGAGGTGGTCAGCCCGACCAAGTAA